AAACCCAAAGTGCAAAAGCCAAAGGTAGAAAGCTCCAACAATGGTTCAGAGATCAAATCATTGAAGCGTTTTCATTTTCACGATCAGATGTAAGATCTACAAGTATGGGTGCTGGAGGAGAAGATATACTATTCTCTCAAGAAGTAGGAGATCAGTTAGGTATATCAGTAGAGTGTAAATCTCGTGAATCAATGGCTGTCTATTCTTTTTATTCACAGGCTAAAGATAATTGTCCTGAAGAAAGAGAACCAGTAGTCATTGTAAAACAGAATCATTCTAAGCCATTAGCAGTTATAGACGCAGAGTATTATATTAAATTACTAAAGGGAACCAATGAGACATTTGATAATTCCTGATACACAATGTAAACCAGGTCACTCGTTTGAGCATTTAGAATGGGCTGGTAAGTATGCTGTTAAGACTAAGCCAGAAGTTATTGTTCATCTTGGCGATCATTGGGATATGCCCAGTCTTTCCATCTACGATGTTGGTAAGAAAGCATTTGAAGGAAGAACATACAATGATGACATTCAAGCGGGCAACAAAGCTATGGATGTATTTATGAAACCTATTATTGATGAACAAAAGAAACAGAAAGCAAACAAAAAGAAAATATGGAAACCCAAGAAAGTCTTTCTTATTGGAAACCATGAGTATCGTATCGACAGAGCTATTGAGTCAGACAGAAAGCTAGAAGGACTGATTGGTTATGATGATTTTAATTTAAAGAAATATAACTGGGAGATTCATTCTTTTTTAGATGTAGCGATAATAAATGGAATAGCTTACAGTCACTACTTTACATCTGGTGTGATGGGCAGACCTGTTAGCAATCCAAATCTTTTATTACAAAAGAAACATATGAGTTGTATTATGGGACACGTCCAAGATCGAGCTATCTCTTTCAGTAAGAAAGCAGACGGTAAAGGCATTACTGGTATCTTTGCTGGTATCTATTATCAACATGATGAGGACTATCTAACTCCTCAGACTAATGGTAGCTGGTCTGGTATCTGGATGCTGAACGAAGTAAACGATGGTAGCTTTGACGAGATGCCAGTATCAATTAATTACTTGAGGAACCAATATGGAAATCAATGAGACATTATCAACAAGAGAAGGACAGTATGGACAGTACAAAGTAGTTAGTCAGATTAGTCAGGACATAAAGAAGGTTATGCGACAGTCACCTAACTACTACATCATGCCTGACTATGCTCGTGAAAGTCTTGACATGATTGCTAACAAAATGGCTAGGATACTTAACGGTAACTACTATCTTAACGATTCATGGCATGACATAGGTGGCTATGCAGCGTTAGTTGTTATGACTAACGAGGACTTGGAGACTGAACGTGATCACACTGACGCTTGCTGAACTCATAGAAAAACTTAGTGTGTTGAATGAGGTAGATATTGTAGAGCTATTAGACCTTACCTCGTCTGACATACTAGATAGATTTGAAGACGTAGTAGAAGATAACTACGATAAACTAATAAAGGAAATAGAATGATGGATTTTTACCAAGAATATATTGCTAAGAGTAGGTACTGTAGATTCATACAGGATGAAGGACGTAGAGAGAACTGGTATGAAACAGTAGATAGATACATGGACTTTATGAAAAATAATCTAGAGTCTAAACATAACTACATATTGCCTGTTGAGACGGACTCAGAGCTTCGTGAAGCAATTAAAAATTTAGAAGTAGTGCCATCTATGCGCTCTGTTATGTCAGCTGGAAAAGCCCTTGATAGGGACAATACAGCAGGATACAACTGCAGCTATTTACCTGTCGATGACCCTAAAGCATTTGATGAAGCAATGTACATCCTGTTGTGTGGTACTGGTGTAGGCTTTAGTGTTGAACATAAGTACGTTGACAAGCTGCCTGAGATACCAGAGAAACTATTTAAATCAGACACGACTATCGTTGTTGCTGACAGTAAAGAAGGTTGGGCTAAGGCGTTACGTCAAGTTATAGCACTACTGTATTCCGGTGAGATACCTAAGTGGGACTTACGAAAGGTTAGACCAGCAGGAGCTAGACTCAAGACCTTTGGTGGTAGAGCTAGTGGACCAGCGCCACTCAACGAGCTAATTGAATTTGTGATTAAGAAGTTTCAGGCTGCAGCAGGACGTAAACTAAACACACTAGAGTGCCACGACATCATGTGTAAGGTAGCTGAGGTTGTAGTGGTAGGTGGTGTTAGACGTTCAGCTATGATCTCACTGTCTGATCTAGAAGATGACAAGATGCGTCACGCTAAGACAGGTCAATGGTGGGAAGCTAATCCTCAACGTGCGTTAGCTAATAACTCTGCCGTGTATGCTACTAAGCCTGACGTTGGACAGTTCATGAACGAGTGGACCAGTTTGTATCACAGTCATTCAGGTGAGCGAGGTATCTTCAATCGAGAAGCTGCTGTCAACCAGGCTAAGAAGAATGGACGTAGAGATATAAACCATGAGTTCGGTACTAACCCATGCTCAGAGATTATCCTTAGACCATACCAGTTCTGTAATCTATCTGAGGTAGTAGTCAGAGAAGGTGATAGTATCTATGATCTAGAACGTAAGGTCAGACTGGCTACAATTCTTGGTACACTACAATCTACTTTGACACACTTCCCGTACCTCAGAAAGATATGGCAACGCAACACCGAGGAAGAGAGATTACTTGGTGTATCGCTGACTGGTATACTGGACAACAAACTATTAGGAGATACTGTTGAACAGACTAGAACACTTCTTGAACGACTCAAAGACGTGGCGGTTGATACTAACTTACAACTATCCACTGACCTCAATATTCCTAGTTCTACTGCCATCACTTGTGTTAAGCCTTCTGGCACTGTTAGTCAGCTTGTTGATTCTGCCAGTGGTATTCATCCTCGACATAGTAAGTATTATGTACGCAGGGTTAGGGGCGATAAGAAAGATCCTCTTACATCGTTCATGATCGAGCAAGGGATACCATCAGAAGATTGTGTCATGCGTCCTGACTCTACTGCTGTCTTCAGCTTCCCTAAGAAAGCACCGCAAAATGCACTACTGCGTGAGGACTTGACAGCTACTCAGCACTTAGACTTATGGATGATGTATCAGAAGCATTGGTGTGAACACAAACCATCAGTCACTATCTCAGTAGAGGAGGACGAGTGGGTAGAGGTAGGGGCTTGGTGCTGGAAGAACTTCGATGATATCAGTGGTGTAAGTTTCTTACCATATGATGGTGGAACCTATCGCCAAGCTCCATACGAAGAGTGCAGCGAGGAAGAGTACTTGGAACTGCTTCATAAGATGCCTGAGAGTATTGATTGGGATAGTCTCATAGAGGTAGATGACAATGTAGAAGGGACACAAACACTAGCTTGTACAGCAGGAGTATGTGAGATCTAATCTTTCTTACTATTAATGAGATCAAACAAGGCGCGGACTTTCTCTTCTAACACGGAGATTCTCGCGCCTATCTCAGCCTTCCAAGTAATAGCTAGAAACAGTACTACTAATAACCCTGAGATTATCTCCCAGAAGTTGATGATAAAGTTCTCCATTACTTTAGTTTAAGACCAGCATCTAAAACAGAGTCATCGTAATAACTTAATGATTCTTGTCCTCCTTCATGTCTTATAATTGCTCTTAGTAAAGCTTTTTTATCTAAACTTTTAGGAAAATTAGTTGATGTATCTATCTGCTGACTTCTTGCTAATGATTCTGCATAGTTTTGTAAATGAGGTTTTAATTTACCAGTTTGTTTAAAATAATCCTGTTCTGATGGCTCAGAAGCGTATCTGTTTACAAATTCTTCAAAGTTATTTGTAGCTTTAATATTAGCATCTACTACTTTATTTAAAGCACGAACTCCGTACTCAGGTGTTTGAAAAGATTCAAAAGTTTTATCACTGGGATTGGATATACTTCCGTTCCAATCATTAGCCTTATTAATTTTTATGTTGCCAGGATTATTGTTTCTTACATTTCTAACTGAATCAGGATTAAACGCTAAAGCTCTTCTTGCTTCTACAACTGGATCAACTTGTGAAATAACACCACCAAAATCATCATACTGTGCTGTTGGAGCGTTCTCTATTACATCTGCACCATAAACAGGAGATACAAATAAATCCATAATTTTCTCCGTTATTCCTTGTTCTTCTTCTACTGGTTTAGGTGCTTTATTTGCAAGTCTTTGTATTTCTAAGTCCATCTCTTCTTGATCGTAACCAAGATTTTCTGCGTCAGCTAAAGCTATATCTCTTTCTTGCTTTCGTTTAAGTTGTTCTTCTTCAACTCTTCTTTGACCTTGTTGGCTCTTTACTTGTCTTTGTGCCTCTCTTGGTGTTAGTCCTTGTGCTATTGCTCCTTGCATCATCATCTGTTCTATTCTAATCTTTTCTTCTGCAACATCACGAGCATTGTCAGCCCTTCTCGCTCTTACGGTCTGATCTCTAACATCACCAGGATTAGCTCTTGCATTCATATCACTTAACATACCACCAATGCCGTCAGCTATAAAAGTAAATGGGTTACCTTCTAAATTAGGAGCAACACCTACACCAGTCATAAGAGCAGTGCCAGTATCTAGAACCACAGGATTACCATCAGATGCAAACATATTTGTAAACATATCTTGGAGACCACCTACAGCATTGTAATCAATAGAAGTTTGACTCTCTGGTTTTTTAACAAAAGTTCTACCGTAACCATCTATAACAAATTCCTTACCTGTGTCTGGATCTGTAACTGTAGTAACGCCATAATTATCTGTTGGCTGTTGATTAGCTAAAGTAGCAGCGTCAAACAAACCCATACTAAAGCCATCTTCAGGAGTTGTACCCATACCGTACATACCTCTACCAGTAGATCGTCTATCAGTAGTAGATGTAGGATCAGAGCTATAGCTAGTAGCAGGAGCAGCAAGACCCAAACCACCACCTGACAACATACCTCTATTCATAGGTATCGTCTTGTCATATTCTCTTGGTTTATATGTGTAGTCTGTTCTTCTACTCATGTCATAGAATTCAGCAGGACCGCTTACAGTTCCTTGACCAGCTTGTGCTGCTATGTTGCTAGGAGTCAAGTAATCTATCTCAGCTCTTTTCTGTGCTGCTGTTTTAGAACCTACTCCTGCACTTTTTAGTTTATTAACTAAATTACCTAACAGATCATCGAATGCACTAGCCATTATCTTTCTTCCTCTTCTAAGTCTCTACCTGCTATTCCTAAATAACTTGGTGTTGCTGATGGTAATACTTGTGCTGCTCTTTGTGTAACTCTTCTTGCTTGTCCTGTTAGTTGTGCAGCTTCTCCTATTAGTCTAGGAGACGCAGCAGCTAACGCTGGAATAGCACCTGGAGTCAATAGACCGCCTACACCTCCTGTTACAGCCCCAAACCCAACAGCACCTCCACCTAGTAATCTACCTGTCATACCTCTTGGCATTAGAGATGACAACTCTTGCCCTGCTATCTTGTTTAAGAGTGATGATCCTCCTAGCTCTTCTGCTAGTGTAGCTCTCTTACCGTAGTTAGTTTGTACATTATCTCTCATAACAGACAATAACTTCCTTAACGCAGTGTCTGGATTCTTACCTACACTTAGAACTTGCTTTAGCTCTTTCATCTTTTCAGAAGCCTCTGCGTATAGCTCCATAGTCTTACCATACTCAGGTGCTGATTTATTAATAACATCTCTTATGGTGTTCTGTATTTCTGCTACCACAGTTTGTCTTTGACTACCAGCAGGTTGATCCATTCTTACTTCGTTGATGGCTCTCTTTAGTTCATCCATCTGTACTGGAGAGTTAAACCCACTTTCTTTTGCTTGATTAATCATTGACTCTACTCTTTTTAGAACTCTTGATGTTTTAGTATCAATAGATCCTGCTTTTTTCTTTGCTTGATTAAGCGCATAGTCTATCTTGTTATAACCTATCTTTACATCAGAAGTCTCTAAGTTCTTCATTCCTGAAACATAGGTTGCGTTCTTTTCTTGTCTTAACTTTTCTAAATTAGCCATAGCATCGTCTAGTATTAACTGAGGGTCTGCACCCTTCA